AAGACGGTATTCCCCGGCAAGGATGCTATTCCCCAGTACGAACCATTGGAGCGTCCGTTGACCTTGGAAGGCTTTGAGAACTGGTGTGCCGATGCAGGTATCGTTCAGGACTTAGGGGATTATTTTGGGAACACGAAGGGCAACTACTCCGACTATTCAACCATCTGTTCACGCATAAGGCGGGTCATCCGCCAAGACCAAATCGAAGGAGGCATGGTCGGTCAGTACAACGCAAGCATTACCCAACGGTTGAACTCTTTGGTTGACAAACAAGAGAATCAGGTCTTTATTGAACAATGGACTGAAGATGATTGATGAAGGTCATAAACACCACCGCCAAGCGGAAGATTGAATCGCTGACCCATCGTAAACGGGTCATCCAAGGAGGGACCTCGGCCTCCAAGACCTTCAGCATCCTTTGCGTTTTAATCAAACAGGCTTGCACGAAGAAGACCGAAATCAGCATCGTCGGGGAAACCGTGCCTCACCTTCGGAGGGGTGCGATTCGGGACTTCATCAAGATAATGATTGCCAAGGGCATGTTCGTTCCGTCAAGGTGGAACAAGACCCTGCTGACCTACAACTTCGCTAACCGTAGCACCATCGAGTTTTTCTCGGCTGACCAAGAGGCAAGACTCCGAGGTGCAAGGAGGCAGGTGCTATTCATCAACGAGGCGAACAACATCGACTTCGAATCCTACTACCAGTTAGCCATCCGTACCAGCGAGTCCATCTACATCGATTTCAACCCCACGCATGAGTTTTGGGCGCATACCGAGGTCTTGCGTGAGGACGACTCCGAACTGCTCATTCTAACCTATCAAGACAACGAAGCCCTGCCTGATACCATCAAGAGGGACATCGAACTGAACCGCACCAAAGCCGAAACGTCAGCCTATTGGGCGAACTGGTGGAAGGTGTACGGACTCGGTCAGGTCGGTACCCTTCAGGGTGCGATATACGAGGACTTTGAGGTGGTGGAGGGTATAGATGTCAGCCGTGCGAAATTCGTCGCCCTTGGGCTTGACTGGGGCTTTAGCAACGACCCTACGGCCTTGGTAGCAATATACCGGCAAGGGGACTGCCTGCTGATTCAGGAACTGCTCTACTCCACGGGCCTGACCAACCAAGACATCGCAGACAAGTTGCGGACGCTCGGCATCACAAGGGCTTGGGAGATAGTTGCCGATTCAGCAGAACCCAAGAGCATCGAGGAAATCTATCGGTTAGGTTTCAATATCAAGCCAGCGGAGAAAGGTCCCGACTCGGTCAGGAACGGGATAGACATCCTCAAGCGGTTCAAGTTGCAGGTAACCAAGGATAGCACAAACCTCATCAAGGAACTACGGTCCTACACTTGGGCAACCGACAAAGAGGGCAAGAACACGGGGGTCCCCATTGATTCCTTCAACCACGCCTGCGATGCGCTCCGCTATGTGGCCCTCAACAAATTGGCCGTCAGTAATGCAGGGAAGTATGTTGTTGTGTAACTTTGGGGCATGAAGAACAGGAAACCCGACAACCATATCATTGTTTTTACAGGAGACTTAAATACAAGAACAGCCATAGACGGAGCATATCATGAAGCAAATTACCTTGGATATAGCCAAAGCCAAGTCCACTTTTTAATTTACGAATACACCGAAACTTTACACGAAAGAATACCCAAAAAATACAGGTTGCCTTACGGTAATCCTGATGATTGGTTTATCAAACAATTCGTGGATAAAGGCTACATCGTACACGTTGAACCATGTTTTGCATGAACACGGAACGCATCCTTGACCTGCTAATTGAAATCGGCAAGACGGTTGCAGCCGTTTTCTTCATCATCACCCTTCTAACCCTCCTTTGGACCTTATGAAAGTCGTTCACTATTACCACGTTTATTGCGGAGGGAACTGGCAGTTGATCCTGAATCAGCATATGATGGCGGTCTGCAACTACGGTCTCATCAACGTCTTGGATGAGATAAGGGTCGGCATCGTCGGTCCACCCGAACAACGCAAAGCGGTCAAGGAGGTGCTGGAGAACTCGATGGTTGCCGATAAGGTCAAAGTCGTGGTAACCCGGACCAACGCTTGGGAGCAGGCGACGCTTACCGAGATGTACTGGGCAAGCCAAGAAGAGGAAGCCGTGTACCTGTACGCTCACACGAAGGGGGCTGCGAATCCATCCTTGACCACCCAACTTTGGGGGAGGTCCATGCTATTCTTCAACGTGGTCGCATGGGAGCGGTCCATGCAACTGCTCGAAGGAGTTGATGCGGTCGGATGCCATTGGATTACCAAGGAGCAGTTCCCTCACATGGCAGACGCAAACAACCCTGAAGGCTACCCATACTTCGGGGGCAACTTTTGGTGGGCCAAGTCAAGCCACATCAAGGAACTGGGCGAACCTGCAAGGGACCACCGATTCCAAGCCGAGCATTGGATAGGAAAGAAACCCGACACCAAGGTCTTTGATTCCAACCCCGGCTGGCCTTCACCTGAAAAATTCATCATAACCTTCTAACCATGTACCAACACATCCCCACCGACCGACCTATCACGGGAATTGAGATAGGCGTATGGGAAGCCCACAACTCCGTGAGGCTGCTTGACAAATTCCCGAACCTGCACATCACGCTAATTGACCCGTTTGAGGGCTATCAAGATTGGTGGGGCTTTATTGATGGAAACACAATGAAAGGCCATGAATACATTGCCTTTGAGCGATTGAAGCCCTACGTTGACCGTGTCAACATTATTAAGCAATTTTCGGACAAGGCGTTGGAGTTTATTGCTGATGAATCCTTTGACTTCATTTACATCGACGGGGACCATTCCTACAAATGGGCCTTGCACGACATCACCAACTATTGGGTCAAGGTCAAACCGGGCGGTGTGCTATGCGGTCATGACCGTTCCCTTTCAGGCGTAGCCCAAGCCCTTGCAGAGTTTGGTAAACCTTTCACGCCAAGCGAAGATCCGCAAAACGATTCTTGGTACATCTTGAAGCCATGAGGTTACTCGCAAACATCGCCTACCACCACAACTCCGAAAGGATTCCAAACCTCATCCGGGTAATCGAGGCTATCAAGTCCTACCCCGTGCAGGCAGACATCTTCGTGGACACCAACGACCCCGAAGTCGTGGGGCTGCTTGCGGACCAACCTGTAACGGTTCATGCTCATACGCAACTGGCTCACCCTTGGGCTTTAACCGCAGTTCATCGGACTCGAATCAAGGAAACCTACAAATACTTTGACTGGGTGGCCTACTTTGAGGACGACATGATGCTGCCCAAGGAGGGCTTCGTCAACTTCACGGAGCGGTTCGATTCGATGTTTGCAGATGGCCTGTACCCGTCCTTCACCCGCATTGAAACCTACGACGACAAGGAAGGCGAATGCACTCCCGACATTAACCAAGACCTGCCCGACTCGGTGTGGCGTGAATGGAACGGCAAGGACTATGTGAGCCTGCCTTATTACATCAACTACCACGCTTTTTGGATGTTCAGCGTCAAGATGCTCAAGGAGGTATTGACCCGTAATCCGGGCGAACTTGACCACATTCCCAATAACGGCCTTTACCGGGAAAGCCTTGCATCTTTCCCGATTTGGTCATTGAATCTAAAGCCGATGCTGGAGTTCACGGAGCAGGGCGAACTTGCGGACCATTGCAAGGTGTTCCACCTAACGAACAATTACAAGCACGGAAGCAGGGATATTAAAACCATCTTTAAGCGATGAAACAACTCGACGCTCTACGCAACACGCCTCGGATATACTTCCTTCCCATCGACTACCATTCGGGCAACAACCGGGTGGACGGCCTTATTGACCTTTGTCAAAAGTACCTCAAGCCAACTGACAAGTGCGTGGAGGTCGGTTCCTTTTCAGGGGTGAGCAGTCAGGTCATTGCTCTGCATTGCGGAGAGTTGCATTGCGTTGACACTTGGGACTTCGGTGGCACGATGCAAGCCGAGCAGATGTTCGACCTGATGCACCTAAACTACCACAACATCACCAAGGTCAAGATGACCAGCATCGAAGCGTCCAAGCAGTATGCCGATGGCTCCCTTGACTTCGTGTACATTGACGCTGACCATTCCTACGATTCGGTCCTTGCAGACATCAACGCTTGGAAGCCGAAGGTCAAGCCGGGCGGTTACATCGCAGGCCACGACTCCTATATGCCCGAAGTTCTAAAGGCGGTCATGGACTGCCTCGGAGAACCCTTGCAGTACTTCACCGACACATCTTGGATTGTTAAGTTATGAAACTCCAAGACCTAACCATTGACCAGTTCCAACGCATCGGAGCCATTGAGTTCAGCAGCGTCCTTGGGGACTACGACAAGCGTGCAGGAGTCGTCGCAATCGTTGAGGGGGTCGATATATCACTCGTAAGGGAAATGCCCGCCAAGGGGCTTACTAAGCGTTACAAGACCATCATAGCCGAGTGGAACGAACTGCCTACCCTCGCTTACAAGCGGAGGTTCAAAGCGGGTGGCAAGTGGTGGATTCCGACGGTGTTCACCGATGAACTCACGGCGGGGCAGTTAATAGACCTCATGGACACCGACACGACCGACGAGAAGAAACTCGTCCAAAACCTACACCGCATCATGGCGACCCTTTGCAGGGAGGGAGGGTTCCTCGGATGGTTCCCGAAGAAGTACGACGGGGCTTCGCACCAAGAGCGGGCCGAACTGTTCAAGTCCCACGCCAAGATTGGCGATGTTTGGGGGGTGGTCAGTTTTTTTTTGCTAAGTTCAGAATCCTACTTGAAAGTTTTGAGCGACTATTCCAAGCACCTGACGAAGGGAATGCAGGGCCAATAACCAACCCGCTTGCTGGCTACGGTTGGCTGATGGTCGTGTGGAGGATGGCGAACAAGGATGTGCTGAAATTTGATGCCATCTTCGCAATGAAGGCGGTGGAGTTCCTGAACTATGCCCTGCTGATACACGACATCTTGGAAGCCGAACGGATGGAAGCGGAGCGGATGCGGAGGCGGTAGGACACAATTTGCGAGGCTGGACATTTACCAGCATGGAAACAACCATCCTCGCCAATGGTAAGCCCGTAGGTAAGTTCGGCAGCGGTTCGATGAAGGGCATCGACGAAACCGCTTTGGAGGGGATTGGTTCAGTCGTCGGACCCAAGGGTGGAGGCAAGTCGCCAACCCACGACGTGCTGGTCAAGTGGATTGAACGGGTCATTGAACTTGCGAAGAAGAACCTCGAAGCAGCCAACGCAAATGCAGGGGGAACGCTCTCGGCATCCATCGCCCCCGAAGACATCGAACTATCCGCAAAGCAAATCGTCGTGGCTATCATGGCCAACCCCTATTGGAAGTACGTTGACCAAGGGGTTCACGGAAGGTCGTCAAGTTATATATCCGCAAGGGACTCTAAGTTCCGGTACGGCAAGAAGATTCCACCACCCCAAGCCATAGCGGACTGGATTGCAAATAAGGATATTGCAGTAACCCCAACCTATTCACGCAAACTCAAGCGGATGCGAACCAAGCAAGAGCAGGGTTTAGTCCTCGCAAGGACAATGGCCTTTGCTATCCGTGAGCGAGGTGTCGAGGGACCCAAGTTCATGAGCAACGCCATATCCCCCGAAATGATAGACGTTTTGGTGAACACAATCGCTGAAACCCTTGGCAAATCCATAAGCGTAGCAACCAAACTATAAAATGGCAACAACCGTCCTTTCAGGGTCGCCCCAAGTGGCAACCCCCGTTTACAACAAGATGCTTTTCAAAGTCAGCGGTTCGCTGATTGCTCAACCGAACTACCGCTACGTCTGCGATGTCAAGAACCCAGCAGGGACGACCCTTGCACGGCTCAAGTGCGACAAACTGCCAACAACCAACTTCGGCTTCTTTGACGTTGCCAAGGTGGTAGAAACGCTGATCGCACCGACTAAGCCATCGCTGACCCAAACGGGCTTTGTGGATCATGCCGGCTATTATTCGGGGTACAGGCTCGACTTCATGGAAGAATACGGAAACACGCCAGTCGTGTACACGGGAACCGTTACAACCGTCAGCGGGGTCATGGGGTTTGCAGGGAACTTGGAGCAATTGGAGTTCCAAGACTGGACCACCGGGACATTCTTTAAATTTAATGACACTTTTACAAGCGTGCGGCCATTAACAACCCAACAGCAGTTCACGGTATACGAAGGTGGCAGCAACTTCCTCGCTATCAATGGCACAAAGTATTTAGCCGCTGGATTTGATTCTTGGGTAGTATCAGCACGGGTCGCTTACAAGTCCGTAAATTACGACTTTGCCGTCAGCCCAAGCCTTTCGGGAACGACTGACTTCAACATTCAACGCTTTGCTTGTGGTCCTGCACAACTATCAGGAACCATCGCAGCATTAAGCGGAGCGGTGGAGGGGGATTCATACACGGTTCGATTCATATCAAATACGGTTGCTCAATCGGCAGCAACTACCTTCACCTTCGGCCCCTGCCAGCGGTTTGATTCCATCCCCGTCCACTTCGTCAACAAGTACGGCGGCATTGATTCCTACACCTTCACGATGAAGAACAGGAAGCGGGCCAACATCCAGCGGGAGGTCTTCGGGTACAATTCCGATGTGTACGCCACGACCACCTACAACAAGGTTTGGGCGGGGTCGTTTGACTTCGTGTATGCACTCAATAGCGATTGGCTGACTGATGCCGAATCCGAGTGGCTCATTGAGATGGTTCGGAGCGGGTATGTGTGGTTGGAACTCGGTGGCCAACTTGTGGAAGCGGTGGTCAATGCCAACCAGTATCAATTTGTAACCAGACGGAACGACCGCCTCACGCAGTTGCAGATTGAGTTGGCCGTGGCTTACGATAATAATATCCTATGAGCGTAACCCTCATAGCCTACCCGACGGCAACCTTCATCGACGACCTAACGGCGTGGAACAACTTCAACACCCGTGCGACTGCCGATGGAGCCGATGCGGTTGAAGCGGCCTGCTTTGACTGCCTCTACCTGCGCTTTGCGGGGCT